CGGAGCGTAAGCGGCTCGAGGTGCGGGCATGAGCATGGGACTCATCGTCTTCGGCGGCATGGGCATCTTCCTCGCGCTCTGGTATCTGGCCGACATGGTGTTCGGCGGGGAGGAGCGATGACCGACATCGACACCCTGATAGACCGCCTGTCTGAACGCCAGCGACGTGAGTTCGCGCTGTGGTGCGCGGAGCGTGTGCGCCACCTGATGAGCAACGAGCGAAGCACCGCCGCGCTTGATGTCGCGGCGCGGCACTTGCGCGGAGAAGCCACGAACGCGGAATTGGCTGCGGCGTCGACTGCGGCGTGGGTGGCGGCGGCGCGGGCTGCGTCGTGGGATGCGGCGTGGGCGGCGTGGGCGGCGGCGGCTGCGGCGTCTGCGTGGGATGCGGCGTGGGATGTGGCGCGGGCTGCGGCGTTGGCGGCGGCGCGGGCTTCGGCGTGGGACACCGAGCGCGCAGCGCAGCGCGCCGAACTTGAGCGGATGCTCAAGGAGGTGACGTCGTGAGCGACACACCGAGGACGGACCAACGCGCGTTCAAGGCGGCGTTCCTGCCGCCCGAGGCGATAGTCACGGCGGACTTTGCCCGCGAACTTGAGCGGGAACTCGCCGCCGCGAAGGCCGAGGTCGCGAAGGCCACCTCCGACCGCGACGAGGCGCGGCGGGAGGCTTGCGTCTCCGAGGCGCGGTATCGCGAGGAGCGCGATTATCCGCTCGACATACCCCGTGAGGAGTGGATTCAGCGAGCTGCAAGGAGCATCGCCGCCGAGCGCGGCTGGGACTGCTTCAAGGAGGTGCAGCCGTGAGCGCATTCCCCGGACCACATGGATACTCGGAGTTCGCCAGGCGTCAGCCGGAGCGTGACCGAGAGGAGGCCCGGCAGGACGTGCCGCCGGTGCCGAGGACGCCTGATGCGGACGACTTCATCGACGCGCTTTTCCTGCGCGCCACGCTCGTGCGCGGCGGCTGCGACAAGACGGAACGTACGGCGCACATGCTCGAGAGAGCCGCCGAGATCATTCTGGAACTCACACGAAAGGGAGCAAATGACAAATGAGATCGTCAAGTCGGAACCCAAGCAGGAACCGCTCGGGACCGCTATCGGCAAAGTCAGGACACTTGGGCCGTTGGTGCTCAAGTCGCACACGGTCGAGCTGCAAGGCAAGCGATACGTCATGGTTTCGGGCGCCACGATGGTGGCGAATGCGCTCGGCTACACCGTGCGGGAGGTGAGCGTCGAGCGCAAGGAGTTCGAGCCGGGCCTGTCGGGGTGGGAGGCAGTCTGCGAGGTGGTCGACATCGAGACGGGCGTGGCCATCGGCCGCGGCTCGGGCATCGTCGCGGACGATGAGAGGCCTTGGGGCAATAGGCCCCAGTTCGCCAGGCGGGCGATGGCGTCGACCCGCGCGGCGGGCCGGGCCTTGCGTCTCAGCATGGGCCATCTGTTCGGCTACCTCGGCGACCGGGTTCAGTCGACCACGCTCGAGGAAATGCCCGTGGAAGCCCCGGAGAGGCCCGCGGCGTTCAAGCCCTCCCCGGAACCCGTCCCCGGCTACGAGCGCCTGCACGTCATTTCCGTGGCCCAGAAGAAGGGCAAGACCAAGACCTTCTGGGTTGTGACCTTCGGCGCCGAGGAAGAAGAGGTCGAGGGGCTGACCTTCAGCGAAACCGTGGCCGAGCGGCTGATCGCTTCTACCGGCTCGAAGGTCAACGTCAGGCTCGTCAAGAAGCAGAAGGACGACCGCGTCTGGCTGTCCATCGAAGAGGTCATCTGACCGTTCCGGCGGGGGAGCACCCGCCCCCGCCGGGGCTTCATGCATGGGAGCAAAGTGATTTCGGGCGCGGCATTGCCGCGCTAGGCCGCACCCCGCCGCCTCACGCGAGTCAATCCTCTCCACGGGTTCAATTGGACGCTCCCATGCATTTTCTAAATCCCCCTTCTTTCCCCCCCACACCCCCCCTTGCGGGGGGTTGACAGAGCGGTTACGCTAGGGGGGCGGAAGCGAAGCTACAGCGAAGCGCATCCGTCCCTCCCTAGCGTAAACCGTCTCTGTCTTCCCCCCCTCCGAACAGGAGGACACATGACAAAGGACGAACTGAGCGCGTGGATCGCGCGCCGCGCGGAGCTCTTCCCCGGACTGAGGATTCCTGCGTTTGCCGAAGCGGCGATCGTGAACGACACGACGCGGCTCGACTTCGACACCGCGATGGTGGCGCTCGAGGCGTACAGCCGGGAGAAGCCGTTCCGCGGGTTCTACCTCGATGGATGGATGAGGCACTACGCGGCGGCGAAGGCGCACCGCGCGCGGACGGACAGCGGCCGAGTGGCCGCTGCCGCCGCGGCGCGGGAGAAGGATGAGGATGAGCGCGCGATCGACGACCAAAGGAGTGAATGGCGCGCCTACCGTGCGCTTCCGGCCGACGTCATAGACCGGGCGACCAAGGCTCTCCACGACATCGGCTACCCGCCGGACGAGACGAATCGCGCCTGGCGCTTCATCGTCCTGGCGTGGCATCGCGGCGAGGATGTCGAGCGCTACCGCGTCCATCGGGACACCTTCGGCAAGACGATCGCGGGTTCGATCCGCACGATCGCGGATCAACTCGCCGACTTGCGCGAGGCCCGCTCGAGCATCGACAGGCAGATCGAATGGTTGACCTCCATGAAGGCCGCGGTATAGTGCCGCTATGCCGATCAACAGCAGGGCGAAGGGAGCGACCGGAGAGCGCGAACTTGCGGGCGAACTGAACGCGCTCGGCATGATGGCGCACAGAGCGCAGCAGTACAGCGGCGCCATGGGGGACGCCGATCTGGTAGTGCGCGGCCTCGAGCTGCACGTCGAGTGCAAGCGGGTCAGCCGCGCTCGGATCGCCGAGTACGTCCATCAGGCGTCGCATGACGCGAAGGGCAAGCCGTGGGCGGTCTTCCTCCGACTTGACCGACAGCCTTGGCTCGTGATTCAGCCGCTCCCACAGTGGGCGGCTGACTCCGTTCTGGCCCAGCGCGCGCAGAAGACCAGAGCCGACATCGTCCAGAGGATCGTCGATGAAGCCTGCCCCGTTTCGCCATGACCCGTGGCCCAAGGGCGTCGGGCATGCGTCCGTCAAGGCGTCGCGCCTTACTGGAAAGTGGACCACGATGCGCCGCATCTGGCTTCTGTCGCACCCCAGATGCGCTCGATGCAGCATGGTCGGAGAAGAGGTGCATCACGTCGAGCCGCGCGAGTCAGCACCTCACCGCAAGTACGATTGGTCGAACCTCCAGACCCTGTGCAGATCGTGCCATCGCGCGGTGCATGCGCAATAACTGCGCTTTTTAGGGTCGCGTTAGGGTCGATAGGGGGGGGTAACTTTGGCACTTTCCGGGGTGGTCAGGCATCACCCGTCCTGCGGCCTCGAAACATGCATGCTTCCCGCCAAACCGTCCTCCAGTACACCGATTCCCTGCTTTCCGGCGCCGTGCCGAGTTCGAAATGGGTGTTCGCCGCCGTCAAGCGGTGGTACCGAGACCTCGACCGCCCCGACCTTCGCATGGATTGGGACCGGCTGGAGGCGATCGCCGCGCACTTCCGGCGGCTGTCGCTGCCCGGCGATTGGACCGGCACCCCGTTCGAGTTGAACCCGTGGCAACTCTGGGTGACCGCTCAGTTCTGCTGCTGGCGATGGGTCGATGACGGCACCCTGCGGACCAAGCTCGGCATGCTCCAGGTCGCGCGCGGCAACGGCAAGACCACATGGGCGGCCGGGCTCGGCCTGTTCGACTTCTGGGAGGGCCCGGGCCGCCGGGTCCACGTCCTCGCCAACAAGATCGAACAGGCGTCCCTGTGCGTCGACGCGGCGCGGCACATGGCCCGTCCACTCGAGGTGGCCGACACCAAGGTGCTGCACTCCTCGCTCGAGCGGCCCGAGGCCGACTGCAAGTTCGTGCCGGAGTCGAGCAACCCGGCAAGCCTGGACGGCCTGACGCCGAGCCTGTGGATCGCAGACGAAGCCGCGGAGTACCGCAACCGAGACGCCGTCGTGAAGCTCATCACCACCGGCCAGAAGCGCCGGAACAGCCTGGGCGTCATCATCAGCACCCCCGCAGACAATCCTGACGGCGTGTATGCACAGAAGATCACCGAGGCCGAGGCCGTCCTCACCGGCGAGGTGGAGGACGACACGTTCATCCCGATCCTGTACGGGCTCGACCCGAGCGACCAGCTCGAGGACGAATCGACGTGGATCAAGGCCAACCCGAACATGCCGCACGGACAGCCGACGGCGCGCGGCATCCGGCAGCAGTGGAACACGCTCAAGACGACGCCAGCCGGCCGCCGCGACTTCTCCCGGTTCATCGCCGCGCGGATGAGCGAGGAGGGCGCCGGGTGGCTCGACATGAGCCTGTGGCCCGGCGGCGCTCCGCTCGATTGGGCGAGTCAGGCGAGGCGCCCGGCATGGGTCGGCATCGACCTGTCCAAGACCTTGGATATGACGGCCGTGGTGGTGGCAGTCCCGCAGCCTGACGGCAGGGTCTGGGTGCGCGGGGATTACTGGTGGCCGTCTGCCAACGTGCGCCAGCGCGAACTGGACTACCGGCTGCCGGTGCGGGCATGGGCCGCAGAGGGACGCCTGACCCTGACGCCAGGCGGCGAGGTGGACTACGAATCGGTTCGCAAGCGGCTCGGAGAACTGCGCGAGGAGTTCGATCTCCGCGTGGTCGGCTACGACGCATGGGGCGCGTCGTACCTCATCGAGTCGTGCATCGCGGACGGCATCCCGATGAAGCCGTACCGGATGGGCGTGGCGACGATGGGGCCCGGCTGCCAGCTCTGGCAGAACCTCTGGGCCGCGCGCGGAATCGTCATCGGCGACGATCCGATCCTCAAGATGGCATGCAGGACGGCCATCGCGCGGCGCGACCGAAACAACAACATCATGCTCGACAAGGCCTCGCGATCGACGCAGATCATCGACCCGCTCGTGGCCGCGGTCATCGCCGTCCACTGCTGGGGAGGCAAGCAGGCATCCTGCTACGAAACCGAGGTTTAGAGCCGTAAGCAAGTTGACCATGCGGCGACAATTCCGCGCATGCTGCGGAAGCTGCTGAACAGGCTCTTCGTCGGGTACTACCCGTACACCGCGCTGCCGATCGAGTCGAGCGGCGGGCCGATGCTCGTCACCGCGATCAACGCGATCCGGTACACGCCGATCTACCGCGCGACGAGCCTGATTGCAAGCGACATCGCGAGGACCCCGGCGGCGATCTCCGATCCCACGGTCGACGCGCTCTGGCGAAACCCCTCGACGCTCATGCCGGGCTACGAGTTCCGGCGCTCTCTCGTCCTTCAGTCGCTCCTCTTCGGCAATTCGTTCGCGCTCATCAACCGCACGGTGGGCGGCGAGCTGATCGAGCTGATCCCGCTCGACGCCGAGAGCGTGTCGCTCGACACGACACAGCCCCGGCCGTACTACAGATCCGCGCAGTACGGGCGGCTCGAGCTCGAGCAAGTGCTGCACTTCCGCGCGCCGGGCACGACGGGACTCTGGGGCGACAGCCCCGTCCGTCTCTGCAACACGGCCGTCTCGTTGCTCGCTTCGCAGGAGCGCATGGCTCTGAACGCCTACAGCAACGGCGGCAACCCGAAGATCGCGCTCGTCCATCCGGGTCCGCTCTCGCTCGAGGCGCGCCAGCGCATCATGGCCGACTACGAGGCCCGGCACTCCGGCAGCGAGAACGCCGGACGCCCGGTGGTGCTCGCCGAGGGCATGAAGGTCGAGCGCATCTCGAGCACCCTCGACGACACCGGACTCGCCGAGGCCCGGCGCTTCAGCATCGCCGACGTGTCGCGAATCTACGGCATCCCGGTGTCGTACCTCTCGGAGAGCGCCGGGAACACCTACGGCACGATGGAATGGCTGTCGCGCATGTACGTCGACTCTTGCCTGACGCAGTGGATGGAGACGGTCCGCGCCGAGATCCTCCACAAGCTCGCGCCGTTCGGCACGATGTCCTTCGACATCGACAGCATCGTGCGCCCCGGCATGGCCGAGCAGATGGCCGCGCTCCGCACCGGAGTCGAGGCCGGATTCCTGACGCGCAACGAGGCGCGCGCGCGGCTCGACCTCCAACCGCTGCCTGGACTCGACGAGCCGACGCTGGCGCTGAACGTCGGAACAGGCGGCGGCTCGACGAACCTCGGAACGGACACCAGCGCAAACGCGGGGAGCGCCAATGATTTCGCGACGTGACATCGGATCGCTCGAGCAGTCGATCGAGGGGCGCACGCTCCGCGGCGTCGCCGCGGTCTACAACCAGCAGAGCCGCGAGATCACCGAGTACGGCAGGACGTTCCGGGAGCAGATCGCCCCCGGCGCCTTCGCCGGTTCGCTCGGTGAGGACATCAAGCTGCTGTACAACCACGACCCGAGGATGCCGCTCGCGCGCACCCGTGCCAAGACGCTGGCCCTCATGGACAAGACCGACGGGCTGCACTACGTCGCGTCGCTCCCCGAGACGACGCTCGGCAACGACGTCCGCGCGCTGATCGAGCGCGGCGACCTCAGCGGCGAGATGAGCTTCGGCTTCTACGTCGAGAAGGACGAATGGAACAAGGCGCGCACCGAGCGCACCGTGCGTCAGGCGAAGCTGGTGGAAGTCAGCATCGTCGTTGACGCCGCATACCCACAGACCAGCTCGAGCCTGCGTCACGTTGACGCGGCTGCAATGGAGGCCGCACGAGCGCGGCTCAAGCTTCACTTGGAGAGGATCAAGGCATGGAACAGCTGAACCAGTTGGAGAGCACCGTCCACGAGTACCGCAAGACCCTCGAGGCGTTCGCGTCCAGGAAGGACGCCGAGACGCACGAGATCAACAAGCGCGGCAGCGGCGAGGAGCGCGAGAAGATCGCCCGGATCGACGCCGACCTCGACGCGGCCGAGCGGCTCGTGCAGCTCCGCGCCGCCCAGAAGCGGATCGCCGAGCTCGAGTCGCGCGCCGAGTTCGACACCCGCGCGCCGAAGGGCGGCCTGTCGAGCGACGAGTACGCGAAGCGATGGATCAACTCGCTCATCAGCGGCAACCCCGCCGAGATGCGCGCGCTCTCGCTTTCGTCGAGCGGCGCCGGAATCCCGACCGACATGGAGCGCCGCATCGTCGAGCGCATGCGCCAGGCTTCGGTGATGCGCGGCCTCTGCACCGTGGTGCCGATCGACTCGAAGCGCACGATCACCGTCGAGAACGCGCTTCCGACCACGGCGCTCGTCACCGAAGGCGGCACGATCACCGCGTCCGACCCGTCGTTCTCGACGGCTATCAGCGTCGTTCCCTACAAGTT